AGTTGATCTCGTTGAGATCGAGCCCCCACTGTTTGTAGTGGTGGCCTGTGAATCTTTCTTTTACTTTGTCCGCGAGCAAAGTAGGCATGCGCCCTAGAGGGAGGGCGGCAAGTAGTCTGATAGCACCAACGTACTTATCAGCTATCTCATCATAATTGTTTGAATCAACAGTAGAAGATGAGAAAAGCCTGAGGATGTCCTCGTCAGGCCCTCTGGTGTCTGGTTTAGCACAAGAGAATAATTTTGAGTACCAATCTATGTACTCATTGTGCTCCTTTGCAAAGGAGCGGGAATCGTCCATTCTGTCAGAGATGACACTTCGGTCCTCTTCACAGATGGAGAGACTATCTTGGGTCGCTTCTGCAAAAGATTTCACAGATCTGGACGCATTGGTCATTTCTTCGGAGAAGAACATGAGGCTGCTAGAGAAAGGTCGTCTACTGTTAGATACCTGTACTCTGGCATTTTGGTGCAAATCGGAGAGTTGCTTGATGGTTTCGAGATGTTTAACTTGTTCATAAGTTATTATCTCGGGATGTGTGGAGGCGATCTCATCTATCCCGTCAATGAGTTGAGTAATAAGCGAAGCTTGTACTTTTAAATGAGGTTGCTTACGTAAATAGTTAGCAACCTGACTGGTAGCGAGGGTACCGACGGCAGTCCTGCACTCAGTCTTGGCTTGCCAATATTGATTGGCTAGTGGAGGTGCTCCTCTCACAGTAGACTTGTTCATCATAAGAGCGAACCACTCTTGAATGTGAAGCAAGTTTGAGCACGCATCGGTGCTGCT